GTCTTGGGTATGCAGACTATGTCCTGTTAATCTTACTCAGCCTCGCTTTGATGCACTTGTCTCCTTTGCGTTTAATTTAGGGGCGGGTGGACTACAGCGATCCGGTATCCGCATGAAGCACAATCGGGGGGACTTCGAGGGTGCTGCAGACGGGTTCTTGCTTTACAATAAAGCAGGTGGAAAAGTGTTTCAAGGGCTGGTAAACCGTCGAAAAGACGAACGCGCAGTATATTTAGGTGCTTAATGACAACCACTCCATCATGGGTTTTGACGTATGACAGCTTAACTTCCACGGTGCTTCAGTATCTGGAACGAAAAGACGCGTCTGTCGTCAATGCAATTCCTACCTTTATCTCTCTGGCTGAGTTTGAAGTAGCGCAGGAGATCAAGACCCTTGGGCAACTGCAAATTGCAAATGCCACCACCACAGTCAGTAATCCGGTTCTCCAGAAGCCTGCAAGATGGCGTAAAACGGTATCGATGAATATCACCGTTGCCGGAGTCACAACTCCGGTTCTGTTGCGGAAGTATGAGTATCTGAAAAATTACTGGCCTGACAACACCCAAACAGGCGTCCCTCTGTATTACGCTGATACGGATTGGGAGCATTGGTATCTTGCACCGACTCCTGATGCAGCCTACTCATTTGAGGTGCTGTATTACGAGCGTATTGCCCCCTTGAGTTCTACCAATCAAACCAATTGGCTTACGCAGAATGCTCCGAATGCGATGCTGTTTGGCACCCTGCTTCAAGCAATGCCATTCTTGAAGAACGACCAGCGTCAGATATTCCAGCAAAAATACACCGAATCGTTACAGGCGCTAAAAGCAGAAGATGTTGCGCGTGTCGGTGACCGTCAAGCCGTAGCCGTGGACTCCTAATCATGACAAGTTATGTAAATCCGTATACCGGTCAAACCATCAGCCCATCACAAGTTGGGTATGAAAGTTTGACTATCAGCGCCGATACAACCCTTCAATGGCCTGTAAATGGCAATACAACGAGCGTTGTAGCCAACATCATTGATGTCACCGCTACGACCACCGGCCTTAGCTTGATCATGCCATCGGCTACAGAGGTATCTGTTGGTCAAACGACTCTGATCAACAATATTGGATCAAACACGTTCACCGTAAAAGATACTGGTGGCAGCACGATTGTCAGCATCTCGTCTGGAATTGCTCAGTATATCTATCTGACAAACAATTCCACACAGAATGGCACATGGGATGTTGTCCAGTTTGGAGCGGGAACGTCTTCGGCAAATGCAGCTACGCTGGCTGGATACGGCCTTACAGCACTAAATACAACTCTCAATACATCAACTGCAGTCACTACATTCTCGTCTACTTATACGTTTATCTACGGCGACAGATCGTCGATGTATGCGTGGACAGGCGGTGCTGGGACTGTGACCATGCCGTCTGCAGTGGATTCGGGTGCTGGATGGTTTGTTGTCATCAAGAACAACGGGACTGGCGTTTTGAATATTGCCATGACCGGCTCCAATACCATAGACGGTAATTCAAGCGCACAACTGCAGATCGGTGAATCGTTTGTTGTTGTATCCAATGGAAGTAATTGGTTCAGTTATGCCTATGGGCGTTCGGCAACCTTTTTCTTTACGACGCTAACAAAAAACATCACTGGTGGAACTGTTACCCTGACATCCGCAGAGGGTGCCAACATCATCCAAGAATACCAAGGTGTTTTGACCTCGAACTGTATAGTCGTTGTTCCTTCAACAGTTCAACTATATTCACTACAGAACAAAACAACCGGTGCATTCACGCTTACGTTCAAAACATCATCGGTTGGCGCTTCTACTGTTGTTCTTCCACAGAATCAGACCGTCATTGCAATCTGTGATGGGACAAACGTCTACAACGCGCAAACTTCGACATCCTCGACAATCAATGCTTTGACGTTGGGTAATGGTTCTGCTGCGGCTCCATCTCTTTCGTTTACGGGTGATGCAACTACAGGTCTGTATCTTGCAGCCAGTGGTCAATTGGGCTTTGCCATCAGTGGCGTAAATGCTGGAACACTTACATCAAGCGGATTGCTGATGCCGGTAGGAATCAATTCTGGAGTGTTTTGATGACTGCAAAAGTTGTAACGCTTCAGGTTGGTGCCGGAATCCAGAGGGATGGAACTCAATTTGCGTCCCCAACTTATGTTGATGGGAAATGGGTTCGCTTCCAGTATGGCAAACCTAGAAAGATCGGTGGATACAACGGTGCATTCTTGAATGCATCTGGGGTTAGCCGTGGGATGATCATGAGTTCAGATAACGGACTTAACTATGTTATCTCTGGATACAATGCTGGCATAGAACGGTGGACGACTGACAATGATGATGGCGTTGGATTTGGCCCTACACCGATTACCAGTTCATACACCACAAGCGCAAACACGTTGTGGCAGTTTGACATTGGTTATGACGCGCTTGGAAATGCAAAGAATAACCTCATCGCGCACCCGGGCCAGAATCTCAACGACATCTCATCCACAGTAAACACCACCCCGTTGTATGGTGAATTTACAGGCACAACACTGGCCCCAGTTGGCGTATTTACAGCGGTTGGAACGACAACCAACACCTCGACCAGCGTGACGTTTACCACCACCATAGCGGCTATTGGGGCTGGCGTAGCGGTCTCAGGAACGGGCATTCAGGCTGGAACGACAGTGGTATCCGCATCGACCGTTGCAGGCGTCTGGACGGCTGTTCTGAGCCTTGCTGCTACCGCATCTGGGACTGTTACTCTGACCTTTGACAACAAAGTATCCGTATCCGGTGGGATTGTGATGCTGTTCCCATACCTTTTTGCGTATGGGAATAATGGTCTGATCAAGAACTGTGCTGCAGGCGACTTCAACAACTGGACTTCGTCAGACTCCAACGAGAACAATATCTCGTCCACAAAGGTGGTTAAGGGGCTACCTTTGAGGGGAGGCACTACGTCTCCTGCGGGACTGTTTTGGACATTGGATTCAGTGGTTCGGGTGACCTATGCTCCGACTACCGTAGGAACCCAGACGCTGTATTGGCGGTATGACCTGATCACTCAGCAGTCATCGATCATGTCGAGCCAATGTGTAATTGAGTATGACGGCATCTTTTATTGGTGTGGAACTGACCGTTTCCTGATGTATAACGGCGTTGTTCAAGAGGTCGATAACAAGCAGAACTTCAACTACTTTTTTGACAATTTGAACTATGCTCAACGTCAGAAGGTATGGGTTAGCAAGGTTCCTCGTTGGGGTGAGATTTGGTGGTTCTTCCCCAGTGGGGACTCTACCGAATGCAACGACGCAATTATCTACAACGTGCGAGATAAGTGCTGGTATGACGCGGGTGAGGCTTTAGGCGCTCGGAGGTCTGCTGGCGTGTTCTCAGAGGTATTCCGCAGGCCGATCTGGGGCGGCACAGAACAGAATACAGCCGGTGATTATACCTTGTGGCAACATGAAAAAGGCACCAACGAAATATATACCAACATTGTTAATGCAATTGACTCCTATGTCGAGACCAATGTTATCGGTGCAAGTATGGGCTTGGTGGGAACTGTGGCTCAAGCCGGTGACAACGTATGGACTCGTATTGAGAGGATTGAGCCTGACTTTGTCCAGACCGGAACCATGGAAGTGACTATCACAGGTAAGTCATATGCTGATGATGTTGACGATCCATCTGACCCGTATCCATTTGATCCAGATACCCTGAAGATCGACATGAAAGAGCAGCGTCGAGAGATGCGCTTGAGATTTAGAAGTAACACCCAGAATGGTAACTATTTCATGGGTAGAGTGGTCTTGAGCATAGATACCGGCGATGTCCGTGGAACGGGTAACCCGTGATAGTTTACGATCCTCGCGGAATGGTTTGGGATCAGTATTGCAAGCTGATGGAGGAACTATTTGCTTCCAATCAGCTTGGCAATGTCCCAGAGGACAACTGGAGACAGTGGGTTGATGGCATGAACGGTATTGGGTATTTCGTTCAGTCCGGTGTTCCTGACCATAGAAATTATGAAAATTGGCAGGATTGGGCTCTAGAATTTACTCAGATTATTAACGGCCCAAGTCGGTAACTGGGGCGCCAGTGTAGTTATTTTTGCATTAATGTATATAGATCAAACACATATACCGAAATGCAAATTACGAGACTTTCTGACAACCAATTTGACGAGTTTTTTAAGCTAGTTGAATCAATGGTATCAGAGGCAGAGTTTCACGATGCAGTGCCTGATAAAAAAATTATCTGGCAAACGTATAAGAGCCCTAAGGTTGCTACCTTTATAGCAACTAAAGAAGACAAGATAATTGGCTTTTTGGCAGGAGTAATTGGACCCTATTTTTTCAGCACCAAGATGCGTGTTTGCGATATAGGGTTTTATGTTATTCCAGAGTACAGGGGTTCAAGGACAGCAATTAGATTACTAGCCGCACTAGAAGGTTGGGCTAAAGAAAATAACGTGGCCGATGTTTGTATTGGTCAAACAACGGCAGTAAACATAGAGAAAACC